TCAGGTTGCATTGCTGCAGTTAGTTTGTCAAAGATTTTCTTCCCATACTTGTATAAGAATACTTTACCTTCGTTCTCAGGATTAGCAGGATCCTTTACAACATAGATGTTACTAATGTATGTAAGCTTACGCTTTTGCTTACGTGCAGTCTCTTTACCTGCATCTGTTCCATTGTTCCATAGAGTAGTATTATACTCAGAAACTGGATCTTTCTGCCCTAAAGTAGTAAGGGAGTTTTCGATGTACCAACCACCAGGACCTTGGAAGGCATGGGAGTATAGTTTTACAAATGGTAAATCTTCACCATCTGGAGCAGGTAGAAAACGGATAACGGCATAACCATTACCTGATTTATCACATTCTAATTTCCAAAGACGGTCATCACCTTGACCACCATTGTTATTCATTTTTTCGACTTCCTTCACAAGTTTTTGTGTAAGAGAGCCTAATTTTGATTGCTTTTTAAGATTAGCAAACGACATAGATTACCTCGGATTAATTTGGATTTAATTGGATTTGGTTTTATTATAGCAAAGAAACTCTCAATAGTCAACGACTTGTTTGAGTTTATCAATTGTTTTTGTCATGCCACTAAAGATAAGATTCATATCAGTCCCTGCAGGGAAACCCATTAATTGAACTGACTTTTCTAATTGTTCTTTCATTTTCATGGCATCTGGATCATCTGATAAAGACAATCTAGTGTACATAACTTTCTGCTTAGCTAAAAGAGTAGTTAATTTATCAACATGTTCAATTTGATCTTCACGTTCCATGCTACCAAAGGTTAGCATACTACCGTAAACTTCTTCTTGCAACTCGTTGATTTCCTTCAACTCATTCCGAATTATTTCAGATTCGAAAAATTTACTCATTCACCCTCCGTAGTTTCAGTCTCAGATTCTACCTCACCACCATCAATTGGTGCTTCTTCAGCAGTTTCTTCAGCCTTACTAGATTCGATTTGTTGCAATACTTCTATTGCACCTTGAAGTCTGAGTGCAGTAGCACGTCCTACTTCTAATTGTTCTTGAACTTGAGCCAATTGATTTGTTAAGTTTTCAAGAACTGTAGCATTCTCAAGAGCCATTACTAATAACCTCCTTTAGGATCTTTTTGTAGTTAAATACATTAATATTTATGAAGGGAATATATTTTCTGATTTTAAGACTTACGGTTTCCCATACAGGATCCGTAAGTTTCTTATCAAAATCTTTTACGAAAGAAAAGACTTTTTCCAGTATCGTAAGCGTTTCTAGCGAAATCTCTCCACCCAGATATCTTTTTAGGATAACTGGATGTCCCTTCGAGCAATCGAATACTGTTTCTAATTCGTTCTCTGAGAGCAATTTCTCTGACTGTTCCTTGAATAAGTACGTCAAACTCTGTTTCCGTCTCATCCAATCGGCGTAGTTTCTTTCGCCAGAATTGATAATTTCTCCAATCCATAAGTTTTGTGGGTTGTCTGCAATTACGAAATTTGATAATAGAAAATCCAATACTTGTTGATCGGAATATTTTCTAGAGGTTTTTTCAAACCAATACTTATCCTTTCTTTTATTAAAGGATGTCATGGTTGCTCTTGACTTACCACCATATTTAAAAAAGTCATATTTAGGATTAGTAAAATGACTTTTCATTGAAAGATAAGTTCTATAGGTTTCAAATGGAGTCACTTTCATTAATCATCTCTAGAACCAAAGAAACTAGAGATACAATATCTTCCATAACCATCATAATAATCAGAGTCTTTTATCGACACTCTTTTTACTCCATGCTGAACCCAACTTGGCATAATTATAATGGAATTATTTTCACATGTCAACTCATAGTTATACTTTGGAAAAATTAATTCACCACCAGTGAATCTTTTTGGTTCCTTATAAAAATAAGAAAATGCAAGAAAATGAAATATCCTATCTACATGTGCATCGTAACGATCATCGTCATGATAATATCTTACTTTAGTAATATCATAATTACAATTTATAGACTCTCCACAACAATCATGTATTTTACTAAATGGTTCAAGTATTTGCCTATCAAAAATTTTTCTAGTTACGGTAAGAATATTAGAAATAATTCTATGATTATATTCAACATCTAAACACAATGCTTTTGCATCAGTATATCCTTCTATACCACCATAATCTTCAGGTGGTAAAAGTTTACCTGGTTTAGTTAAGAACTTAATTTCTTCCCAAATTAAATCAAGTTCTTTTTTATTATAAAAATTCTCAATAATCAAATGAGGAAAAGGACTCGAAAGTACTCTTGCACTCAATTCTTCCTTCATAAAGGCAATTTTGCTCTAGATGTTTTTTTCATAAAGTTAAGACGAATGGCATCCCATTTAAGTCTTTCTTTAAGTGGTTTTGAAATTAACTTTGTAATAGATTCTATCTCTAAACTATTTGAATCACAATAATGTAATATTGCATCAATATAATTTAAATCTTCTTCTGCCACGATCTTTTCTATTTCTATAGCAAACTTTTGAGGTGTTAAGAATTTACTCTCAATTACCTTTTCTAACTCTTTACTAGGTTCCATAGATTTCAAGTTTATCGTTAACAAATTTTCTAATATATTTGCTGAGAAGTTTGATGTATTTTTCTTTGTCTTTTTCTTCATAGATGACACACTCTCCATTTTCACAAGCCATAATAATTACTAATTTTTTAACGGATATTCCCGTTAGTTCATATAACATACAACCGTATGCCATACACTGAACAAAATAATGCTCTACCCACTCCCGTGGTTTAGGTTTTTTTGATGTTTTAAAATCTATTATCGCTAACTCGCCATCATATTCAGCAATACAATCAACAGTTCCAGCAATACCTAATTCTTTACTATATAGCGACCCTTCTAAAGCATGAATATTGTCTATCTTATTCAATTTACCCTTTGCTATCTTAAAGAGAAAATCTGATATAGGTGGAACTTCAGGAAGTTCTTCATTTTTTAGATAATTCTCAGTAAGGGTATGCATATCAGTACCACGTCTGGTTGCTGCCTTAGTGATTCTTTCTGCTTCCTCATTACCTACCCTCTTTCTCCAATTAACAAAGATTTCTTTATTAAAATGACTAGTAACAGAAGTAATAGAAAATAATTTAAATACTTCTCCTTCAATATCTCCTGGAACTGAATAATAACGAACTCCATCTATAGTCTCCCTATGAAGTTTAGGAAGATTCAAATCAACATGATTAAACATTACATACCTGCTTCTAATTTAGCAATAAGATACTCTTTAACTAGTCCTGAACGAACAATATCATCAATACCAAATTCTATCATTTCAAATGATGGCATCGCACGAATTACTTTCATAAAGTCAACAATACCATTTCTCTCATTAGTTTTTGTAAGATCTGTCTGAGATGCATCACCACAGAATACAATCTTAGTGTTTTCACCAACTCTGGTTATTATACTATCTAATTCATGAAAATTCAAATTTTGAAATTCATCAACAATAATAATAGCATCATCAAGTGTAGTTCCTCTTAAGAATGAAGTACTCCAAAACTTAATAGTTTCCTGTGCCCTAAGATTACCATAAAGCATCTCAAAGTCTGCATCAGATGGCATCTGGAACATATACTTTACCATATGCTTATATGGTATCTGATAATATGAAGACTTATCTTCATGATCACCAGGAAGGAAACCAATTTCACGAGTAGCAACCAAAGATCTAACAATGTAAATCTTATCATAGGGTGTATTTTCACTTAATACATCTTTAAGAGCATTATAAAGAGTAATAAATGTTTTTCCCGTTCCTGCAGCACCATAAGCAATTATATGCTTACCTTCATCATAAGAATCAAACAGTCTTTTTTGATTATCAGTAATTGGTGTAATATCCACCAGATAATCAGTATTTACTGGTTTTTTTCTTTTCATCTGCTTTGCTGTTAAACCAACTCCTATAGGTTGATCTGTTGCTGTTGCTCTTTTCTTTCTTGCCATTATTAATCTTCCACAAAAGCATTACCTGTCATACCGACACCCCGTTTAGCTAATCTTCCCGAAATACCACCAGCCTTGTCAGCTTTGTTTAAAACATCAGTCCAACCTGGATGGGTTTTTCTTAGTTTATCTTGGAAATCACCAACTTCTCCAACTCCAGCAACTCCCTTAGACCAATCTTTGTCCCAATCAGGATTTTCTTTCCTCCACGTATCGTAAGATTTCATGGACATAGAAAGTTCCTTTTCTTCACCAGTTTTTAAATTTTTAACAGGGTATGTAGGCATAATTTCTAGTTAATATAAAGTTATTTAGACCCACTCAAGGGCTTCTGACACTGCAGGGAATTGTTCGGTAAATACCTTTCTACATCCTTCTGCTATCACCATATGCTCTTTTTGAGTACCATGTGCTGAACGTAGATTAATATAATGTATCCAAGAACGACATGAACCAGTCATATAGATTCTGGTAGGAGTGCAGAGTGGTAACACCATTCTAGCACATTCTTTCGCAACTCCAGCATCTAACATTTGAGTATAAAGACTCTTAGCAGAACTGAACAAAGTAATCATCTGACGATTAAGTTTATCAACCATTTCGGAATCTAAATCATCAATAGAATTCTGACGATTCTTTGTATCTTGTCTTCTAAGTTCTGGTAATTCAATATCACCTAAATCATTGCTACTTGCATATCTCTGCGAAAACTCTTGGAAGGTGAAACTCCTATGTCTTAGGATTTGTGCAGCAATAGCACGGGTAGTCTCTATCTCAAGAGTCATAGTAGACTGCTCAAAGACACTCCAATGATTATGCTTAATACAGTACTTTAAGAGTCCTGCATACTTTTCGTTATCCTGATTAGATGGATTAGATACTCTGGCAATATATGCCATAAGTTGCTCCGCATCAGGAGTAACACTAACAAGTTTTACAGTCATTATAGAATAAGTCTTTTCTTAGGTGGAGTTGCTACAGGAGCATACATTTGATTATATTGCTCAATGATTTCATCTTGCGTTTCACTAATATATACGACATATTTTTTAGTGACTTCAATCTCAGTATTATTACCTTTAATAATAGGAGACCAAGGAGCAAATGCTATATTCTCCTGTCCTGAAGGAACAGCAACAATTGGATTAACAATAGTGACAGAATCATCAGTTTCTTTGACTACATCTGCTACTACGTCTTCACCAGACCACATACGAATTAATTTTACATTCATTTACCAAATCCTTTTGAGTGTTTTGTTTTTGAAATCGCAATTTCTTCTTCTACGACTTTTATTTGTGCCTTTATACGTCTTAATTCCTCGTCAGTATAAAGAACATCTTGCTTAAGCAACCTTTTTAATAAGGTTAGCAATAATTTTGATCTACTGCTAGTCTGGATACCCATCGTCATCATCGTAGAGTTCGTCATAGTCCGTTGGAGGTTCAAATGCCTTTGAATTCTTATATGACTCAACATCTGAATAAACTTCAGCTTTAAGTGCATCAAGTAATAATTCCATATTGCGAACTATCAACTTTAATTTGTCCCGTTCCATAACAATTAGACTTTTAACTATTTTACACAAAAAAAGAGCACCTGTCAATAGGTGCTCTTTTAATCAGCGTTTAGGACCTAAGAACAAGGAACTGCCTTGCTCTTCACTTTGATTCCACGATACATTAAATCGTAGTTTCTCTGTTGATTATGCTCTGCGATGAGAGCCTTACGATACTCCTCGGTATCGTACTCGTGTCCACGGTAAGTGACTTTTGCCATTGGCTTTACTCCAAAGTAGTAGGGTGGTTTAATCCCCGTTCCTTCAGTCGGCTTTTGCGTCCCATATACATCCATATGTACTACCCCTTACCATTTGAACCAATTCAGTTCTATATTGAGTCGAAGGTGCTATCTTATCGATAAGTCCTTTCGCCTCATCACAAGTTAAAAGAGTAGCGAGTAGTATGTCCATGAGATGAACGATCCGTTCCGAGTCGGCTTACTTGCGTCTCCAATACGGGAGATGAACGTTGTGTTAATACTAACACAGATATACTATATAGTCAAGCAGTTATGTAACATGTGATACAAAAACCCTACAGACGAAAAAAATACCAGAGATTTTTTCCCCGATATTTTGGAATTAAAAGTCGATTTTGGTTTACCCTTCAAATCTAAACCAGTGTCTGTCTTCCCTATCATCACTCTCATATATTTGAATAGGAAAACTTACAGATAATCTAGGTGTGATTGATATAGCATGATGAGGATAATGCTCAGGTATCCATATGGCATCACCTGGATTCATTATAACATCTAATAAAGGTTCACCAGTTACTTCTATATTTATTTTACCATGTCCCATTTTATCAGTAACATTCTCTAGTTTATCCCAAACTTTAAAGTTAGTTTGTCCTTCACATTGAATAATAATATTAGGAACTAAGTCATAGTGTATACCAAACGGATGATCTACATCTGGATTACGACAAACATAAACATGTGCATCACATTGTTTCTTAAAGTTATTTTCAATGTCTCTTGCAAAATTATTTATTTTCTCTGTTACCCTAGACATGTCTATAAAATAACAAGTATGTTTTTCCAACAAATCTTGAAGTAAAGATGGTGGATAACAATTTTTATCTATAGATGAAGCAGAATTACCCCATATCCTGTGTATATCATTAAGAATAAAAACCCTCTTATCCGTCATTAATGGACGAATATTAAGAAGGTATTCAAATTCTTTCCAAGTAAAAAGATTAGGATAATATTCTTTCTTAAAATCTGGTTTCAACTTTAAGTCTTTCTTTTTTTCTTCGATGGTTTAGGTGACTGATATCCCCATAGATTTGGTTTAATACTACCCTTACCATACTCAATAGATTTTATTCCACCTTTAAACTTATCCCAATACATATCAAACAACTTTATCTTTGTTCCTCTAGTTAAATCAAAACAAATCTTATCTTCATGCATATACTTTATAATATAAGCATCACTAGGTGCTTGTGTAATGGTTACATCTTCATATGAACCATTCTCTACGAGTATTTCAGAACCATACTTGGATTTAAAATTATCTTTCTCTTCTTTTGTCCAGATAATTACTTTCTTTTCTTCTGTGGCTGTTGTCATGATCTATTACCCCATCTAATATCAGGGTATGCTTCTGCAACTACTTCTTTAGTTACTTTATAAACTTCACCAAGTCTTTTATCCTTACATAATGTAATTATTTCTGCCTCTAATGGATGAACTCCTTCAAGAATGTTAATAAACATAGTCTCACGACGAATAGCATTCATACCATCATTACCACCTTTACAGAAATGATAAAAATGTTTTGATTCTCTACGAATAGTAGTATGTCCTTGCTGATCACTAGATCCTAATGAAAAAGATCCAGTCTCATGCATTTTACGAACCTCATTTGAGATTTTAGTTGAAAGAGTTCCACTATAAGTATTCTGAGCATCATATCCATGATAAGGAACCTCACCTGGAGGAAGATTACTAATTACACTTTCATCAAAATTCCATATAAAGAGAACCTTTAAAGACATATCTTCATATTTTCTCAATGCTTCGATTTTCTTAGCTTTAGATCTTTGCCTAGAAACTAAATCTAAAACTTCAAATGCAAGAGGATTTAAAGGTAACTCCTCCATTGGTTTTGGAGCAGATCTCTTTGCAGGAGTATTTGCTTTTACAGAAAAACTTTTATTCTTCTTGGTCGTAGTCTTCGTCATAATTTTCAAATCTAAATGCAATAACCTCATCTGGAACTAAGTTCCCATTT